GGACCTTCCCGTCGGCGCCTATGCGGCGCGGGTGGACGACGTCGTGACGGTCACGCGCGCTATGTTCGACCCGAACCTCGGTGGCCGTCGGTACGTCGTGCGAGGTCCGTTCTTCAAGTCCATGGCGACCGCCTACCGGATGTTCGTGGACGACCTCAACGGCTTCGGGGGGACCGATGTCTGACGAGATGCGGCAACTAGCGTCGGACGTCGTGAAGGCGGCCGGGCGACTGGCGTCCCTCGAGGACGTGAACGCGGTCGTCAAGAAGGGCGCCCAGGTCATGAAGGACGAGTACAACGACGAGGCGAAGGGATCCTGGTTCTCAGGGTCCGTCGCTGGGTCGTGGACCTATGACCGCAAGGGCGCGTTCGGAGCGGTCGAGTACGAACTCGGCCCCGACAAGGACCGCGGCGGCGCCCTGGCGAACATCTACTACTTCGGCGGATCCAACGGCGGCGGCAACACGGGCGACATCGACGGGCCGGCGCAGCGTGAGATGCCGGAGATCGAGAAGAACCTGGCGGACATCATCGAGGATCTGTTGTGACGGCCGACGGTCTGGCGGTGGCAGTGAACGCGCTGTTCGTCGCGGGCGGATTCCCTCCCGTCGTGGGTGCGAGCTCGCCGGTCCCGCCGGCGGACGGCACGGTGCGGGTGTTCGACGGGCAGGTTCCCGGTACGGCACCGGTCGCGTTCGTGGTGGTGAATCACCGGATCCCGAACGTGGTGGCGCGGTCTGAGGGTCGTTCGCGGCAGGCGCACAGGTGCTACGCGATCGTGACGGTGACGGCGGCGACGGCCCAGGGTGTGCGGATGGTCGCGCAGCAGGTCGTGGACGCGCTGGACGGTGCGCGGCCGGTCGCGGACGGCTGGTCCGTCTCTCCCGTGGCCCTGTTCAACACGCGTGACGTGATCGAGGACCGTGACGTGCAGGCTGCGAATGGCCGCTACCCGATGTTCGCGAAGCTCGAGTTCGAGTACACGGCGACGCTCGTCTGACCCCATCCATCTTCTGACCCCGACGCGTTGCGCACGGGGTCTTCGGCATGCCCTGGGAGGCGCCATGTTCGTGCGCGTTCGCGACAAGGACACGAAGCACCAGTTCGACGTCCCGGAGGGCGACAAGCGGATCGGCGACACGCTCGAGCTCGTGCGCAAGCCGCACTACGAGCCGTCTCGGTACGCGCGCCCCCCGAAGTACCACCTGAGTCTCGCGGGCCAGTCGGCCTCGCGTGAGTCGTCGCCGGGCGAGTCGGCGGCGGATGAGGCCACTGACAAGGAGAACTGATCATGGCAGACACCAACCTGCCGTCCACCCCGGCGGACGGCAACATCAAGACCGTCCTCGTGCCGGCGGTGGCGGACCTCGAGAACCCGACCGTCGCTGAGGCGACGGGCGCGACGGCGATCGACATCTCGTGCTACCTGACCGCGGGTGGGTTCGCCTTCACGGTCGAGCAGGCGACGATCACGGACGAGCGCGAGTGCGACACGATCACGCGCGGTGCTGCGGGTCGTGCGACGCCGTCGCTGACGCTGACGGGCATCGACAACACGAACACGGAGTTCACGGACTCGAACGAGCTGGTCGAGGCGCTGACCCGCGGTTCGCAGTGGGTGGCGCTGCGTCGTCGTGGCAAGTCGCACGAGGACCCGTTCGCCGCCGGCGACAAGGTGACGGCGACGCGCTTCTCGGTGGGCTACCGGTCGGAGGTGGCCGCCGAGGCGAACTCGGTGCTGCGTTCGGTGTGGGCGACGTTCATCGACGGCTTCGAGCCGGACGCGGAGATCGTCGCCGGCGCGTGACTTCTACTCCCGTCCCGGCGTGGCTCGCAGGTCCACGCCGGGACGGGCCTACCTGCGAACCTGCGAACCTGCGAGGAGACATCATGGCGATCACGATCAAGCGCGCGCGTCGGGCTGTGCAGCTTTGCACGGACCTGGCGCTGTACGCGGAGTACGACCGGGCGGTTGCGGCGCTCGAGGACGCTCAGAAGCGTGACGGGCAGACCGTCACCCCGTCCGAGGGGACCAGGGCGGCGGCGGATGCGGTGCAGGATCTCGAGGCTCGGATGCACGCGGCGACGCTGACGTTCGAGCTCGAGGCGCGCCGCCGCGACGCGTGGGAGGCGTTCGAGGCTGCTCACCCTGCTCGTCCGGGCAACGAGACGGATGCCACGTACACGATCGACCTGTCGTCGCTGGACGAGATCATCTCCGCGTCGATCGTGTCGGTGACGGACAGCGACGGCGAGTCGGTGGGCTTCGACGCGGCGGAGTGGCCGGCTCTGGCTGATGAGATCAGCCAGGGGCAGTGGCAGGCGTTCGCGCTGGCAGTCCTCCAGGTGAACCGCGGGGTGAAGGCCGCCCCTTTCAGCCAGAGCGCGTCGCGAACGACAAGGGCCTCCGCGACCGCCTGATCCTGGCCCGCAGTCTCGGGATCTCCTACAAGCGCCTCAACGGCTGGGAGCCCGAGACGACCTACGTGCACGACGGCGACCGGCTGGTGTCGTCCCGCCCGGAACCGGAGTGGGATGAGGAGCAGGTCGCGTGGTTCCTGCACCTGGCTGAGTGGGAGGACGGGCGCTGCCCGTCGTGTGGCATGCAGCGTGACGTGTGCCAGGACCCGATGGCGGAGTGGAACGTGCAGGTTCCGCCACCTACCCGCTGCCACGTGACGACGGCGATCAAGCGGGCGCAGAAGGGGTTCTCGGGGAGCGAGTTCCCGGAGGCACTCCTGTTCGGCGCGACGATGCGCGACTAGATCTTCGCGCCGATCCCCCACGCCAGGAGCAGGGCGCCCGCGATGAGCGGTATGCCCAGCCAGTCGGCGGGCGCGATGAGCGCGAAGCCGACCGAGAAGACGGCCAGGGCAGTGCCCGCACCAGTGACCCACCTCTTGCTGTCCATGGACCCATTGAACATCACCAGGGGGTGAGTCGTGGCTGATCGCACCATCACCTGGAACATCAAGGCCAACGTGGCCGGCGCGGTCAACGGCATGAAGACGCTCGGTGATGCGACGAAGCGGGCGGCTGACAACGCGCTCGACTGGGCCGAGACGAACGAGCAGTCGATCAACACGCTGTCCCGTGGCTTCGGCCTCGCGGGTGCCGCGCTGACGGGCTTCGCGGTGCTCGCGGTCAAGAAGTTTGCCGACTTCGACCAGGCGATGTCGAACGTGGCGTCGACCGGTGAGGATGCGCGCGGGTCGATCGATGCGCTGCGCGAGGCCGCGATCCAGGCTGGTGCGGACACGTCGTTCTCTGCGACGGAGGCAGCGGGCGCGATCGAGGAGCTCGCGAAGGCGGGCCTGTCGGCTGATCAGATCCTCGGTGGCGGCCTGGCTGGGTCTCTGGACCTGGCCGCTGCTGGGTCGCTCGGCGTGGCTGACGCTGCCGGGTACACGGTGACGGCCCTGACCCAGTTCGGGCTCAAGGGCAGCGAGGCGTCGCACGTCGCGGACCTGCTCGCTGCTGGCGCTGGCAAGGCGATGGGTGACGTGTCGGACTTCGGGTCGGCACTGAACCAGGCCGGCCTGGTCGCGTCCCAGACCGGGCTGTCGATCGAGGAGACGACGGGCACGCTCGCGGCGTTCGCTCAGGCGGGTCTGCTCGGGTCGGATGCCGGCACGTCGTTCAAGTCGATGCTGCAGCGTCTGACCGCTCCGTCCGGCGAGGCTGCCGCGCTGATGAAGGAGCTCGGCATTAACGCGTACGACGCGTCGGGCCAGTTCGTCGGCATGGAGCAGTTCGCGGGGCAGCTCACGGATGCGCTCGGGGACATGACGCCGGCGCAGCGTAACGCTGCGCTCGCGACGATCTTCGGTGCTGACGCGGTGCGTGCGGCGTCGGTCGTGTACTCGGAGGGCGAGTCGGGGATCCGTGAGTGGATCTCGGCTGTCGACGACCAGGGGTATGCGGCGGAGACGGCCGCGATCAAGATGGACAACCTCAAGGGCGACATCGAGGGCCTGATGGGGTCGCTCGAGACCGCTCTGATCGGCATGGGTGAGGGCGCGAACGGTCCTCTGCGATCACTGGTGCAGGGTGCGGACAACGTCGTGGACGCGTTCAACGGTCTCCCGGACGCGGTTCAGCAAGGGACGCTTGGGATCATTGGTGGCGGTGGTCTCGTCGCTCTGGGCGTGGCCGGGATGGGGAAGCTCCTCACGTCGGTCGCGTCGGCTCGCACGGCGTTCCAGACGCTCGGCATCACCGCGAAGACGGCGGGCATCGCCGCTGGTGCAGTGGGTGGCGCTCTCGCCGTCGGTGTGCTCGCACTGTCGGCGTGGGCCGACTCTGCTGCGCAGGCTCAGGCGACCACGAACGAACTCGCCGGCTCCCTCGACTCGGCGACGGGCGCGGTCACGCGGAACACGCGTGAGGTCGTCGCGAACCAGCTCACGACGCAGTCGGGTTGGTGGCTGTTCAAGAAGGACTCGGGTGCCGACGCGGCTCGCACTCTTGGCGTCTCCATCGACACGGTCACGGACGCGATCCTCGGAAACAAGGACGCGCTCCGCGAGGTCGACGAGGCGACGAAGGGCTGGGATGGGAGCACGCAGGGCCTGATCGATGCGGCGAAGGAAGCGGGCGTCGAGGCGGATGACTACGCCGCCGCGCAGCGCACCCTTCGCGAGGAGGTCGAGCGGCTGACGGGCAACCTCGGAGACGCCGAGCAGAAGCACGAGGACGTCGCCGCCGCGACCGGGGAGGACGCCGCGGCGCAGGACGACCTCAAGGCGGCCACCGAGGGTGTCACTGGTGCCTACGAGCAGCAGACGGACGCGATCGCCGACCTGATCGAGGCGCGCAACGAGATGGCCGGCATCGTGCTCTCGGAACGTGACGCGCAGCGCCAGTACGAGGCTGCTCTCGATGACGTCACGACGGCGCTCGAGACCTCTGCTGGGGTGACCGACGAGCTCCGCGACGCTCAGGGGAACCTGACCGCCGAGGGGCAGGCGCTCGTGGCGCAGTACGTCGCGACGGGTGGCGCGCTGGACATCACGACCGAGAAGGGCCGTGCGAACCAGGCGGCTCTCGACAACATCGCGGCGTCGTCCGGCAAGGTTGTTGACGCGATGCACAAGAACGGGGCGTCGCAGGAGGCGATCCAGGCTCAGGTTCAGCGGTCGCGTGACGACTTCATCCGCCTCGCGGGGTCGATGGGTGTCAGCGCGGGCGACGCGCAGGCGCTGGCCGACAAGCTGGGTCTGATCCCGGGCAACTACACGGCCGAGGTGTACGCCGACACTGACCCGGCGCAGGCTGCGCTGGACCGGTTCCTCGCCGTCGCGCGCAGTCAGCAGATCGTGATCCAGGCGCGGGTGAACGCTGACCCGTCGTACAACCCGGCACACGCCCCGAGCATGATCGCGCGCGCGGAGGGCGGACCAGTCTTCGGTCCGGGCACGGGGACGTCGGACTCCATCCACGCTCTGCTGTCGAACGGCGAGCATGTGCTGACCGCCGACGAGGTGGCGGCCATGGGCGGGCACGCGGCGGTGGCCCGGTGGCGCAAGGCTGCGAAGTCTGGGTCTCTGCCTGGGTTCGCTACCGGCGGCGCGGTCCTGGCCCCGTCGATGGCCTACTCGAGCGAGGCGGGGGCGTCGTCGGTGAACGTCAACCCGTCCGTCTCCATGGCCGGCGCGCAGGTGGTCGTCCGGATCGGCGAGCGAGAGTTCACCGGGTACGTCGAGGGCGTGGCGTCCGGAGTGGTAGCCGCGCGCGATCGTTCGACGGCCGGTTCGCGCGGGACGAGAGGACGGGTCGGCTGATGGGGGTCACGGCAGAGGCGTTGACGGTTGTCGGTGCGCCGCAGGTGGGCGTGACGGTCACTGGCCTGGACCCGGGCGACGAGTCCGTGATCTCGGTCGACGTGTCATGGGATGGCGGTGGCACGTGGCACGGAGTTCGTGGTGCGCAGCGTGTTGAGCGCACCGGGTCAGCCTTCTTCCGTGACTACGTGCCGCCGCTGAACATGCCCGCCACGTACCGCGTGGTGGTGCACGAGGGGTCGGCGATCCCGGACCCCGCAGAGGACACGGTCACCGTCTTCTCTGACACGGCTTGGATCCAGGACCCGCTCAACCCGCGCGGTGCGGTGGCGATCGACGCCCAGTTCGACACGGGCGGAACGGCATGGCTGCTGTCGTCCACCAGTTCGACCATCACTCGGCTGCAGAACGCGGACGTCGTGATGGTCGAGGGTTCGCGTTACCCCACTGCCTCTGTGGGCCAGCGCCAAGTGGCTTCCCAGGTGCCGGTGACGATCAGGGCAGCCGCCGCTCAGGGTGAACTCGTGCGGTCGCTGCGCGCACTGTTCGACAGCGCCGGCCAGCTCGTGCTTCGAGGCATGCACCAGGACTGTCCACTCGATCCAGTGGCTCACGTGGTCGCAGGAACCATCGTCGAGGCGCCGAAGGATGGCGGCCGGTACGGGGTGCACAACACATGGGATCTGGTCGTCGACCAGGTTCGGCCGTCGTCGCTGCGGGTTGCGATCCCGTTCTGGACCTACGACCAGGTGGCGGCACTGTGGGCCGGGATGTCCTACGACACGGTTCTCGCGGCGCGACCTGGTGACACCTACCTCGACTGGCTTCGTTCCCCGGAGGTGCCCTGATGCGCGTCGACGTTCCCGGGCTCGAGGAGGAGATCGCTGGCACGACCCAGGGTGACCGCCTCGAGGTCACGGTCTGGCGCGGTGGTCAGCTGGTGGTCCCGGATCCGCTGAGCGTGTCGAAGTGGTCCTACGACTGGGACGCGGACCGCCAGGTACAGGGGCAGTCGACGATCACGATCGCGGATCCCGACGGTTCTCTCGCGCCGTGGTCGATGGGCGACCCGCTGGGCCCTGGTGGCTCGCGCCTACAGGTGACGTACGTGTTCGGCCTGTCGGGGACTCGGGTGCCGCTGGGATGGTGGCGGATCCGGTCGGTGGACCCGGTAGAGGAGTGGCGCGTTTACGGGTCGGGCTCGTCGGTGATCCGCGTCCCCGGTGGCGGGTCTGTGACGATCGACGCCGACGAGGAGACATCGACCGCGCTGCTCTCGCGCTTGGACGCTGAGGTCGTGCGCGCCTCAACGGTGGTGGCGGAGGTTCGTCGCCTGCTGGAGGACGTGTGCCCCGTGGTGGCTCATGCATCCGTGGTGGATCGTCCGGTGCCTTCCGGGTACGTGTACGACACGGGTCGCATGGACGGCGTGGAGGATCTGCTGAACACGATCCAGGCGACTCATCGCATGGGTCCGGACGGTTCGTTCGAGATCGTGCCGGCGGCGGGCGTCGGGCCGGTGTGGACGATCGCGGGTGGCGACTCGGGCGCGCAGGTGAAGACGATCCGGTCCCTGTCGGACGACGGCGTGTACAACGCGGCGGTGTCGACGGGCGAGATGCCGGGTGGTCGCCCGCTGGTGGGGCGCTCCTACCTGACGACGGGGCCGCTCGCGTGGGGCGGACCGTTCGGCCAGGTGCCGGTCTTCCACCAGGCGGTCGCGACGACGCAGGACGGCGTGAACGCTGATGCGCGCACCGTGCTCGAGACGTCGAAGGCTGCCGGGGATGTCGACTTGAAGGTGACGTGCCTGACGCATCCCGGGATTCAGCCGCACGACCTGGTGACGGTTCTCGCGTCCACGATGGCCGGCGAGCAGGAGCTCGTGGGCAGGGTGGTGGGCATGGCGATGACGTCAGCGGATTCGGACGCTGGCACGACGCCGGCGAAGTCGATGACTCTGACGGTTCGGGTCACGGCCGAGGCTCTCGAGGCCGTGGCTTGGCGGGTGCGTCGTGGGTGACATTCCGAACCTGCGACTGCTGCCCGGTCTGGTCGTCGCTCAGGGCGGGGACCTGCAGGTCAACGTGAACGGCACGATCCTCCCGGCGGCGCTGCAGTTCGGGTACATCCCTTCGGCTGGCGACCCGGTGAACGTGCTGGTGGTTGATGGTCGAGCGGTGGTGCTGGGTGCTCGCGCTCCGGGTCCGCGTCCTGGTTCGGGCACGGTGTCCGGGTCGGCGTCCGGTGGGCGTGTGCCGGTGTCGACGCCGGCGGGCACGTTGGACTGCCGGTACACGGGTACGGCGCCGAGCATTGGCACGCTGGTGTTCATCGACTGGCAGATGTCGACGCCGCGCCTGATGGCTGGGGATGCGGCTACGGTCCCGGACCCTGTCGACCCTGCTCCGGTGCCCCCTCCTCCCGCGCCGCCGCCGGTGATCTCGACCGGTGACACGTACGTGAACGCGATCGATTCGGCGTCGTTCCAGGCCGGTGGGAACTGGCAGGCGCGCGGCACGGACGTCTACCAGTGGTTCTACAGCTCA